CTGCGAGGACATTGATGAATGCAGTAATGGGGACCATGGGTGTGTCTGTGATGCTAATACCCCCGGATGTACTGCCCTGTGCACAAATTTTGAAGGTTTTTACGAGTGCAACTGCTCTGTAGGCTACATCCTGGCCACAGATGGCCACACGTGCATCGACTATGACGAATGTGTGGTTAGTCCCACTGCACACTCATGCTCTTGCGATGTGACCACAGCAGGCTGTACAGCCACTTGCACCAACACTGTTGGTTCCTTCGACTGTTTGTGCTCTGATGGCCACATGTTGGATCCCAGTGGCATCTTGTGTATTAATGCCGATGAGTGCACTCAGAATGGTCACACCTGCCGGTGTGACGACTTCCTCAACCAGGTTGGCTGCACCTATCAGTGTGTCGACAACGAAGGCTCCTATGAGTGCATCTGCCCAGATGGCAGATTTACCTTGGGCACAGATCTTGAGACCTGCATAGATTTTAATGAGTGCCTACAGGGAAACGACTCATGTGTGTGTGATGGTAACCTTGATTTAGCTGGGTGTAGAACCTACTGCAACAACACCTTGGGTGGTTATGAGTGCTCCTGCTCTGAGGGCTTCCGGCTTGGTCATGACGACTTGACTTGTTTTGACATTGATGAGTGTACCGTTGGCACCAGCACTTGCACCTGCAACAACCAGCCTGGTTGTGACGTCACCTGTTCAAACACTGATGGTTCCTTTGAGTGCTCCTGTAGCTCAGGCTACACTCTGGCTAGCAATGGTTATGAGTGCATTGACATTGACGAGTGTGCAGAACGGTCAGACGCTTGCCACTGTGGGCCTGACCTGGACATTGCAGGCTGTCTCCCAACCTGCTCAAACAACATCGGAGGCTACGATTGTGGGTGCTCTCTGGGATTCACTGTGGACCAGAATGGGCTCACATGCATTGATATCAATGAGTGCTTCATCGGCACACATGAGTGCAACTGCAGCGACATTGCTGGCTGCACAGCTTTTTGTGACAACAATGATGGTGGATACAACTGTTCCTGCTCACTTGGTTTCACTGTGGGACTTGATGGCCACACCTGCATTGACTTGGACGAGTGTGCTGTTCAGCCCGCCATCCATGACTGTGAGTGCGATTTTAACCTTGACATCTTTGGCTGCCTGGCACACTGCATAAACGTTGAGGCCAGCTTTGAGTGTGGCTGCTCCGAGGGTTTCAAGCTTGACACCGACCTCAAGACTTGCATCAATGTCGATGAGTGCACTGACGGTCTGCACGACTGCACCTGCGAACCAGGCCTGCCAAACTGCAATGCGCTCTGCACAGACACAGAGGGAAGCTACACCTGTGACTGCTCCCTGGGATACTCCTTGAACACAGACAGGAGGACATGCGTCGATACCGAGGAGTGTACCAGCGACTTGGACCCTCACAACTGCCAGTGTGAGGCTTTCCTGCCGGACGACTGCAAGGCCTTTTGCTTTAACACCCCAGGATCTTTCTTCTGTTCATGCAGTGAGGGGTACCAAGTGGACAATGACTTCAGGACTTGCATAGATGTGGATGAGTGTGACCTGGGAACAGACACGTGTACCTGCAATGCCACAGGTTGCCAGCCCATCTGCATCAATACCAATGGCACGTTTACCTGCGACTGTCCCAGAGGCTACACGATGGGCCTGGATCTAATTACCTGTCTTGATTACGATGAGTGTGCTAACCAAGCTGACACCTGTACCTGTGAGTCTGGTCTCACCGACTGTGTGGCGGGCTGCAACAATGTGGACGGAACCTTCTTATGCACCTGTCCCACTGGATACATTCTGGACACTGACAGAGTCACCTGCATAGATTATGATGACTGCGCCGATACGGGTC